CAGGAAAGAAACTGGTAATCTTCGCACGTTTCAGACCGGAGATAGACATCATTGGGCAGATGCTGAAAAAGAAGAAACTCCGCTACGGAGAAATCTATGGAGATGTGAAACTAGAGGACAGGGGCGATATCGTCAAGGACTTCCAGACAAACCCGGAAACGATGGTGTTCCTTGCACAGATCGATACCGCAGGACTGGGAATCACACTCACGGCCGCAGACACCTGTGTGTATTATTCGGTCAACTTCAACTATGCAGCATATAGTCAGAGCCTTGCCAGAATCCACCGTATCGGGCAGAAGAATGCCTGCACTTATATCCACCTCATCACAGAGGGAACGATAGACGAAGTGGTGCTGAAAGCACTGGCGAAGAAAGAGGATCTGGCAAAAACAGTCGTAGATACATGGAGGGATTATTTCTAATGGGTGGACGCAAATGGACAGATGAAGAACTTGTCCTCCTGGAAGAACTGACAGAGAAGTACCCACTGGAAACAGTGGCAAGACGGCTGAACCGAACCAAGGAGGCGGTGTTTCTAAAGAGACAGCGCATCGGGATAGGCGGATACATGGCGAACACAGATATGCTCACCAGAAACACCGTGTCGAAGATCCTTGGAATAGAAAACCGAACCCTGCAGTACTGGGAGAGAAAAGGTCTGAAAAGCTACCGGAAGCGACCATACGTGATGTACCGACAGGAAGATATCATCAAATACATGAGAGAGCACCCAGAGGACTGGAACGCAGCCAGGGTAACAGACGACACAATGTTCATGCGCTACGACTGGTACAAGGAAAAAAGACGGAATGATATATCACACAGATACAACTGGACAGGAACGGAAGTCCGAAAGATGCAATATCTCAGACACGAAGGATATTCCATAAGGGAAATCGCAGAAATGATGAACCGCTCGGAATCGAGCATAAAATACAAACTTTACAGGAGGAGCAATAGTGAAGATTGATATTTTTAACCCAGAAAGTAAATACGACATCCTCTACACGGACCCACCGTGGCAGCAAGGCAGGGGCGGAAAGAAAGCGGCCAGACCGAACAGCACCGGAACAACAGTACCATACGAGACAATGGACGTCCCCGGAATTATGGAACTGCACCGCTATGTCACAAACGAACTCATGAATGAAAAGCACAATGTATTCATGTGGACGATAGACAAGTACCTGCCACAAACAGAGGAAATCATGAGCCTGCTTGGATATAAACTCCACGCAAGGCTGATATGGGATAAGGGCAACGGACCGGCACCCGCCTACACGGTGCGCTTCGCACATGAGTACCTGCTCTGGTTCTACAAGAAGGGAAATATCATCCTCCCGGACAAGGACAAGCGTGGAGCATTCTCCACGGTACTCAGAGAGAACAGCAAACGGCATCACAGCCAGAAGCCGGAATGTGCCTATCAGATGTTAGAAACATTTTTCCCACAAGCAAAGAAACTGGAACTCTTCGCAAGGGCGGAGCGTGACGGTTGGGACCAGTGGGGAAATGAATTATAAAACCAAAGGAGGAGCAACAACATGGAAACAGTCACAACATTAGATGACAAGGTCAGAGCCTTCAAGGTGCTGCTCGACAAAAAAGATGAATTGGCAGAGCAGACCAAGGCAAACAATGAGGAAAGCCGTACACATTCGAGGGCGAAACCTATGACAAAATCGATCTGAGCGGACTGGACAATCTGACAGCAGCGGACATGATCGCAGCAAATAAGATTCTGGACAGAACCGGATCATTCACATTCCTTCCGGAAATGTCCTTGGAGTATGCGTGCATCATCGCTGCCAAGGCAACCAAACTTCCGGTGGAATTTTTCAAGGGATTACACCCGAAGGAAGCAGTCAAGGTCAAGAACCGTGTGACAGCTTTTTTCTACGGAGCGGAATAAGTCCAACTGACGGTGCAAACCTCCGGAAACTCGCAATACAGTTATCAATGACATTACGGACCGGGATAGATTTCTTTCTATCTCTGTCCGTTTTTGAATTGCGGGAAATAGCTGAGGAGGTGGCAGACATTGGCAAGCAGCAGCAAAGAGCAGGAACTCGCCATTAAAATCGCAGGCAAGGTCGAAAACTCTTTCAAGCAAAGTCTCGGAGTAACCGAGGACGGATTAAACAAAATAGCGAGCGTTGCTAAGAAAGCCGCAGCAGTGGCGGCCGCAGCATTCGCAGCCGTTAAGGTCGGAGACTTCATATCCGGTGCGGTTGATGAGTATGCGGAATTTGAACAGGCAATGGCAAACACCTCTGCTATCGCAGGGGCATCTGCGGACGATTATGCGAAACTGTCTGCTGCGGCCAGAGAAGCAGGTAAAGCGACAACCTTCACGGCTTCGGAGGCGGCCGATGCCTTGGGATATATGGCACTGGCGGGATGGAATGTGGAAGAAAGTACCGCAGCCTTAACACCAGTGCTTAAACTCGCAGAAGCAACGCAGGCAGACCTTGCTACCACCAGTGACCAGGTAACAGACTCCATGAGTGCCATGGGAGTTGGAATAGATGACTTACAGGGATACCTCGATGTTATCGTAACGACCAACAACAAGGCGAATACCACGGCGGCAGACCTTATGGATGCATTCATCGGATGCGGTGGTGCAGCCAGAGCCGCAGGTATGAACTACAAGGAAACCTCCACAGCACTCGGAATCTTGGCGAACAACGGTATCAAGGGCAGTGAAGCAGGTACAGCATTGAACTCAATGCTTGTACGAATCAGCACCAAGGATGTAGCGCAAAAGGCATTCAAGGATTTAGGTGTCGCAGTTTACGACAGTTCCGGGGAAATGAGGAACATGAGGGATATCCTCGTGGACTTAAACGGTGCAATGGCAGGAATGACGCAGGAGCAGAAAAACTCCTATATGTCAGCAATTGCCGGAACGAACTACTACTCACAGTTTGGTTACTTACTGGACGGAGTACAAGAGGGAGTAAACGGCTCTGCATCAGCATGGGATGAACTCGCCGGAGCAATCGACAATTCGACTGGCGCACTGGATGCAATGGATGCAACAGCGACCGGAACATTACAAGGCGCACTGGCACGATTCCAGTCGGCAATCAGCGACCTAAAGATAAGCATGGTAGAGGACTTCGGACCGTATGCGATGCAGATCATAGATGCGGTGGCATTGAAAATCCCGGATATTACGGCAGGGTTCAGCGAACTCATTCAGAAACTACCAATCCAAGAATTCATGAACGGAGTCGGTCAGATGGCAGGCGGTGTTCTGGATTTTGTCGGAAAGATAGTGGACAGTCAGAGTTTCTCCGAAGCATTCTCGTCAACACTGTCGGAAGATTTCGGTGTAGAACTGCCCGGAAGCGTACAGACATTCCTTGGAGTGATCCAGAACCTGTGGGATGATTTCCAGT